GACATCTCGGCCTCCAGTTGCTCCACGGTCCGACCCAGACGTGCCGCTACTACGAAGCGGGCTTGTCGGTCTGGGCGGTCTCGGAGTTTTTTTCCAGTGCCGCCCGTGCCGATTCCGTGAGTCCGGACAGTTCGAGTATCGCATCCTGCAGGCGAAGGAATACCGTTGCCGGCTGACCCATCAGAGACGGAATATCGGCGTCCGTGAATAGTGGAGCGCCTGTTTCGTCCGACGTCACCCAGATGACCAGCTTTACGGTCGTACCCTTGAGCCGCGCTGAAGGATCGGCTTTCTCGAACTTATGTCCTGCATCCGCGAGTTTCCCCTGTTCGCCGAGAGTAACGGGGCGAATCCATACGGACCCGCCCCATTCGGGAACTTCGACTTCCTGGAGACGCGGAGCAACGGCTAGAATTTGCTCCTTCGTAAGATTCATAATTAGCTCGCGCTCGCCGATGCGGATACGGATACGGATGCCAAAGCAGCCACGACGTTACCGTCGATTCCGAGAGTGAACCGGATTTCCTCCGGGCCATTCAGCGGATACGCCATCGTGAAACTGACATACGCCCCAAACTCAAACTGCGAATTGTCCGGACCGACAACCTTGAAGTATTCTCGCGTCGGAGGATTCGCGATCGAGGCAAAGACCAGATACTGCTGCACGGTCGCGGAGTGGACGAAGTTGCAGGTGAAAGTGACATCTCCGCCCGACTTGAACGAAGGCTTCCGTTCCCTGAATCCCGACGGACTCTGCTGGTGCGTGAAGTCGATGAATTCAGCCGTCGATCCCGGTCCGGTAATGTCTTTCGGCTCTTCGACAAGCGCCCATGCCGCCGACTTATAAACCCAGATTTTCGTGTTGAATGCTGATACCCCTGCTGATGCTGCCATGTTGCCTCCTTGAAGTTCCCGGCTGCTGGTATGCAGTCAGGCGGCCGGGCGCCAGCTGCAAACTCGGTGCTATTCCTCCGTGACGTGCTCGGCTTGCATCACGAGCCACCAACGGTTGCTACCATCGATAATCTTCTGCGGCGCGCTGGTGATGATCAGCGTCTTGGTTCCCCAAACGACTTGCTGGAACGCCGTAATGTCAGCCGAATAGCGCGTCCAAATCTCGTATCTCTTGCGGGCGATGTGCTCGGATTGGTCGGTCTGTTCAACGTCTCCGCCGAGGTCCGCAACTCGGCCCCAGAACGTATCAACGGTCGTGAGGATTGACGCCACGCCGGTTGCGGCATTGCGCGATCCCGATGGCGTTTTGAATACCAACTTCTGCGTCAGTTCCTGTGCGGTAGGAGTCGCCATCAGACCGCCAGCCTCGCATCCGCCCCCCAGCATGCCCGGTAGAGCATGGTGCGGTCGATGCCGTCATAGAGTTCCTGAATCTTGTACATCAGCCCGTCCTTCACGCGATAAGGGATGGATTCGGCGTCCGGATATCCAGCGACAAACCGAATCCTGATCGAGCCAACCTCGTCGTAGATTGACGACCAGGATTTTCCATATGCCAGCGTTACGCGCCCGCGGACGGGACTCGATATATCCACGGCGTAATCCGCCGCGGTCGTTATCTGCCACGTCCCGGCGCTATCCCGGTAATTGATCGAACTTACGCTTACCAGCGGCGCCGGCAGTTCGATGTAGTCGTCTGGCCACTCGTCGAGATAGGCGTCCCATGTGGACGAGCAGAGGATATGCCCGGTGTACCACTGGTATTCCTCAATGGCCGACTGCATCGCCGCAAGCAATACGGCGTCGTCGTCCGGATCGGCCAGGCCGCGGACCTGCGGGCGGAGCTTAATTTCCTCGACTTCAAGCGGCTGGAATGTAGCGGCGGTAATCAATTTCGGTTCATTCATAATCGTCCTATGATGCCGATGCTGATGCCGAGGCGGACGCGCTCGGCGATGCCGACGCGCTCGAAACTACGGCTACTCCCGGCAGGTTGTGGATCTTGTAAAGGTACTCATCCGTGCCGCGCTTACCGCTTCCGTAAGTGAATTCCACGGTGACGCGCCGAGTTTCGTAAGTGTGATTCTCGGCGACCATGTTGTTTTGATCCGTCGTGATCGTCACGTCCATCGAACTCGCCATTACCGCGCCGCACGTAGCCTTCGCCTTTATCGCAGTTCCAGTCGTCACATCATCAATGCGGTACGTAGCGGTGTTCGGAACGACGAGGACGTTGTCTTCGTCATAGAACGAGATCGTTAAGACGTAAGTCGTTCTTTCGTTGATCTCATCCATTGGCGAGCCTCATTACAAGTTGTTCGAATATTCCCTGCCCCTTTGTTTGGCCCCATCCCGGAACTGCATCAGCCATTTCCCATCCCTGGCAATTTCGTTGACTCCTGAACTGATCCTGTCTCCATCGAGACGGAGTAAGATTCTGCCCGTGCCTGATGTCGATGTTCGGAAATGCCGAACGCCAACTTATCGCCCGGTAGGAATCCAGTCCCCTGGGCGGCTGGTGTGTCCCAGGCTCAAATCCACAGTTCCGACTGAAGCCGTTCGCCGATACATGCGCAACCCGCTTCTGGTAATGTTCCAACAGCAGATCGCGATAGGCGCAAAGCCCGGAGACTTGCTTACATATCCAGTAGGCCGAAGTTCCGGTTTTGTAATCGACGTGCCAGGTATTCTCGTTGTAGAAGTAAGCGTCTTTCTTGTACGGAACGAATTCGAAGTGCGACGGATGATAAAGAACGTCATGCTCGCACAGGAAGATCACGTCGGCGTCGCAGAATTCGATACCCTTCAACATCTGCTTGAACATCGTCAGGATGCTTCGCTCCAGGTCGAGCGTGTAGTTGTCCCCGAAGTTGATCGGCTCCAGACTCACCGAGACGATGCGATGCCCGTTGGCCCCGGCCAGGATTTGCTTCTGGCAAGCCTTCATGATCGTCGGATCGAGACGGCAATCGGTATAGTAGACGATGCCTTTCTTGAGTTTCTGCTCTGTGAGTACGACTGGACCGGCGGCGGAGGTCTGTTCGTGCCAATCAGGAATCGGAGCGAACTTGTCAACGATCCATTGCAAGGGATATTTTGCTTTGGGCCACTTCCCGTTTCGCCACAAGTCTTGGCTGTGCTTTCGGGCCCCCGTTCCCGGATTCGGATACGGAAAGCCGAAGTTCGGCTGAGTCCGAAACAAGTGCGAAAACCACGTCCGCTTATTGACCACCTGCCGACCGCCACTTAGCCACGACTTGCAAGCGATCTCCGTACCCATCTGCCCCCACGATCCGTGCCGCTCGTCTAGCCCGTCGATATCGATGAACCTCTGCCGCGGCATCATCCAGCAGGCCCCGATGGAGCTCATCACGTCTGCAATATCAACGGCGGTCTCCGGGCGTTTCTCGTAGTCCTTCCAATATTGGAAATGAAGTTCTCGGTCGAATCGGGCGAAGTCCGTGCGCCGCGACAGTCTCGGCTTCCAGACCATGACCATCTCGAATCCGTCCGACTTGTGGCATTTGGCGCACTTCTCAACCTTCGGTCCCTGGTACTGTTCGTCTCCACAAGCGCGGCACTTCCAGTTGAAGACGTGAAGGTTGTACATGCGCGGAATAGTGGTGGTAGCCTGGTCGATCTCGCCATTCTCATACGGCTCGATCAACTTCCGATCGAATCCCTTGTCGAAGGCACAGTGAGCGTCGCACTTCATCACGTACTTCGCTGTCGATAGCCTCGCCGCTTCATTGCTTGCCCCGCGCTGTCCGATGCTCGTCATGTGATGAATCAGCTTCACCCTCGGATCGTCGGGCAACGGGCGGTCGGGAATGTAGCCATCGAGTACGGCAATCACTTCCGTGTCGGCTTCGATGTTTGACAAGATATCTTCTATCGTATTCTTGAGAAACATCTCGTTACGAGCTGGAACCAGAATGCTCATCAATCGATGCATCGAACTCTTTCCTTCATTTTCCCCATTGCCCAGTGGAGACTATGCGTCCCGGTATTTCCTGGGAAATAGTGCCATCCCCATCTATGTTCCCTGTTCCTGTCCGACAACCTCCCGAAATTGCGCGCGTTCTTATCCTTGATGTAATCCTCGCCCAAGTAGCGATAATGCAGCATCTTGAATTCACGGTCTTCGAACTCGATCGGATACCGTCCGTCCATACCTTCCCTATCATTAACGGATACCCGTCCGGACTTGCGCGTGAATGTGACTTCTGGTCCGTCCGCAATCGTGAATCCGTGATGGCCGATCGCTATCGACAACTCAAGCGCAGGATCGAAAATCACGCGGCTGTAGATGTAATCCGCGACTCCTTCCTTGACCATCGCCGTCATCTGCTCGTCGCCTTCTGGCGCCTTGTCTGCGAGCATATGCCAGCCGTGGGAAATAACGGCCCGGTATCCTTTCGCCTTCTTTTCCGCCAGGGCTTCGAGCAT